TTTCGTTTAGCTCTGGTTGTAGCTGCATATTCAGCATCACTAAGAGAAGCAATAGCTGCGCTAGGTAAGTACCGTTCACCTGTCTCACTAGACTTCTTCCCAGACTTAGTGCGCCACTTTTGCTTGCCCCAGTTTAATAATGACTTCTGTGACTTCTTCATACTATGACATAGGTTTCTTTAATAGTGATCTTTTGCTGTACTCTTGTGGCATTTTCATACTTCCACCGCCACCTCTACCCCTAAGAGATAAATTCTTTAATTTAGTTTTCTTTTTTTCTTCAACTTTTTTTTCTGCTTTTTCTAATTTATCTTTTAAAGATTTTGTTTGTCGATCTAACTTTTTAAATCTTGCGTTATGTTTTTGTATTTTTCTTTTAGCTTTAGGTTTTTTGTCTGCTTTTCTTTGCAAATCTAAAGGTGGATTGCCAGATTGTAAGGAGCTTTCATAGCCACGCATTAGAATATTATTTCTTGTTTCAAGAACTCTGTTTAATTTTCTTAGCAGTGTTTTTACTTCATCAGCCATTACTTATATCCTCCACCACGTTTTTTATATTCCTTGGCAAGCAACTGTGCCTTTCGAGCAGACCACTGACCAGCAGCCGTACCTTGAACAGCCCTAGCTTTAATACGCTTAAACAAAGTCTTTCTCATGTTTGGCTTTGTGTAGTTACCTGCTGCATTAACTGCCATTTACTTAAATCCTAAAACTGCCTCTATTGCGTGAAATGTCTAATAGTTCTTCTTGTATATCTTCTAAATTCATTCTTCGTTTATCAGATAAATTTTTATTTTTTAACTCGTCTTGTATTTGTTTAAGTCTTTCTTGTATTTTTAGAAACAAATCATCACTTGCAACTTTAGTATTTTTATCTTTTAAAAGTGTTTTGCTTTTCATGGAAACCTCTTTTCTGGATCAGGAAACTTCTCTACCTTTTTCAAAAGCATATCTAACTCTTGTTGTTTCTGCTTTCGAAGCTTCTGACGCTCTGCCATTTGTTTATTAGTTTCAGGAGATCCACCTTCCTTAAAACTAAAACCACGTCCTATATACTGACCTAATATTCTAAGATTGTCGCCTTTACTACTAGCTCTGAAATCACGACCAGCCAGTTCTTTCTGAAGAACCTCTATTCTGTCTTGTATCTCTCCAAGACTATCTTCTCTTGTCTTTGGACGCAGTAAAGATTTCTTTGGCTTTTTCATTTATAACGGCTTCTGTAATAAAGATCTTCTTGTGTATTCCTGTGGCATCTTCATACTACCGCCGCCGCCACGACCCTTCATAGTTCTAGTAAAAATTCTTTTGCGTTTGGTTTCACCAGTATCTCTATCTCTACCAAACTTTTTATTAAAATTCTTATCGTCATCTGCTTGTTTATTAAGTTGATTTAAATCCTTTACAGCTCTTTTCTTTATATCTTTATGCTCATTAGCTAACTCTCTGTTAGTACTTCTTTGAGGTCCGTCCTCACTATTAAAAGTAGTAATCTCTTTATTTGGATTCTTCAAAAGAGTTTTTATTTTCTTTTGACTATCAGATATAACTCTCCTTAAATATTTTTTAAGATCATTCCTATCTTCGGCTTGCTGATAGCCTAAACCATATCTTTCACTTATTGATAACTGATCCATTACTTAGCCTTTGCTTTCAGTATCTTTCTCTTCAAAGCTGGCGGTAATGAGTTCTGTTTACCTTTTAACATAGGCTTCTTCTTCTTAGCTGGCCTACCAACCTGTGATCCATAAGTTCCTTTACCCATTGGCATTATGCTGTACTCCTCTGTTTCTTAGCTTTGTTTCTTCGGCTTATCGCTCTTGCCTTTGCCTTTGCGTCCTGTTTGCTTGAGGCTCCCCACGCTTTTAAGCTGAGAAGAAGACGGGTTGGTTTTCCCTTGCTGTCTCTTTCGGGACCGCTTGCTCCCCCCATCCTTGCTAGAAAGCTTGCCCTTCGAGGGTTGTCTCCGCTCTTTACTGGTGGCTTTAGGTTTGACCCCTGCGCCCTTGCGCTTGCTCGACCCCTTGCGTTCAGTCCCCCCTTTGGGTTCTGACCCTCTTTCCTCTGCCAAGCTGGAGTCTTTGCCATTCCATAACCTCTTTAACCATCTAAACATAATCGACCCTTACATGAAAAAAATATTATTTCAAACGCACAAAATACTCTGAAGGAAAAAAATGAGAGTGAACGATCCCTAGCCGCAACATTGTTAGGGTTTTTGGGGGCATAGGGGTTATAGATGGATGTGTACATATGCGACAGGGTAATGAGTGGTCATTGATCAGGCGTTAGCCTAAATCAATGGACACCTTGATATCACCAGCAATCTGTACCTGAGATCTATCTATGGGCTTATAGCCTGCTCGATCGAGTATGTCCTTGCTGGCTTCCAGCTGCACATACTCACTCTTCGCGCCTGTAGCTAACCGCATAACCCTTGCAGCCGCAACTGTAGCATTCATACCTAACTGTTCACTCACCCTTCTCATCATATACTGTTGTACGTGCGGTTGGCGTAAGGCTTTGAAAGCACTGACTCTTCCTGAGTCACCGCTTGCATAGCCAGCATCCTTTGCGGCTTGAGTGACCGAACAACCAGAGGCTACAAGTGTATCCACAAGAGCCTCTTGTTTTGGTGTCAATTTTCTATTTAGAATATCATTCATTGTACTACCTTGTAAGCCCCCCCTATAGATCCCCCCCAGAAAGCACCAAAACAAAAGGTCTTGTCAATCCCTAACATAGCGTCACTCTGGTTGTGACGTGGCGTCACTCAAGGGTTCGACTGGTTGACACGTTGTTACCGTCGCATTTGCGTATCAGGACTCTACCTTCCTGTTTCCTACAGCTATGGCTGATAGGAAAGGCAGAAGGTAGGTCTACCCATTGCCATGCAATGGCAGATTCGCAAAGCAACACGGGGGTTGCGTGTGGTGACTGGGTAATGACCATTTGGCCGTAGGCCAAGGGGTCGGCTGCCGCTCCCGCTTTTGGCAGCCTAAATTGCCGATACATTGTCTCGCCTGATTCGTGATCGAAGATCACTGGCGAGGCATGGTCGGGGCAATTTACCCCAGTCAGCTTCGCGTAAGTAAATCAGCGGAAACAAGATCTACTGGGTGAGTTTGACAGGGCGAGCATACTCGCGTCTGTCAAGCTCACGTCAGTCGATCTCAGATATCAAAGACCACGACAGTCATTCGGACTTGGCACAAGCGGTAGTGTGTCACGCAAGGGCGTGACGCATTATCGTGTTCCGTGTGCCAAGTGGCTCTGACTGTCTGTCCCAGAGGGTTGGTGACGCTACGTCATATCACATGACGTTGCATCACCAAGTCAATGATATCTGAGTTTCCTAATGATGAACTGTAGGTGTTCAATAAATCATAAGGAGATATACAGATGACTATTTATGAACAGGTATGTGAATACAACAAGATGAAGATTGAGATCGAAAGATTGAAAGAAGCATCGCAGTACTTCACATGCCGTGGACACATCGAAGTCTACACGAAGATTGATGAAGCAATCGCTGACGCAGAGGCAGTAGCCTATGCAAAGCGATTTTGGACGCTTCATGAATCTGACATGGAGACATTGAGAATATCAATAAAAGGATAAACCGCTACCAATCACAGGCAAAAGTCAAGTCGCAAGGACTTGACTTCCGCCTTTTAGTGATTGGTTGGGCGGTGGGTGTCAATAAGACATATAATTCATTTAACATAAGGAAGAGAATAATGAATACTCAAGTAGAACTAAACGAAATGATCAATACAGACTTACAAGCAGCATACACAGGCGAGACACAGATCACGCTAACGCAAGCGTTAGCAACCATTTGTGCTGAGTTCTATGACTCAAGGTTACGATATGATCGTGAGTCAGGGACATACAAGGAGGTCAATGATCTGTACTATTCACAAATGGTGATGATCAGTGGCCTTGCCAACAATGTATGGGCGCAGATGCATGATACGCGCACCAACAAGCAAGGCTATGTCAAAGGTACAAAGCATAAGTTAGACCGAGCGACAGCGCAGCTGAAGCTGGTCGCAATGCAATGCGATGGGACTGAGATAGCCTTGCAAGCCGTTGACAGAGCCGAAGGCTGGGTCGAACGGCTGGAATCGCAGTATGCGGTTCAGGATGAGATGTATCACACCATCGCGGCAGTGATGGAGGTAGCGACTGGTGTCGCCCACAAGCCGCTTGAGCCTTGGACGCTTGACTCTGGCTCAGAGCCTGAGACAGATGTCAAGAAGGACGAGTTGGCTGCGAAGCTAGCGGCTCGTGGAATAACCCTCGGAGAAGAGGGTTATGTGCCGACCACCAACGGAGTTGGCGACAGCACGAATGTCAGTGGAAAGACCAATGACAAAGACGAAGCTGCGGAGCAGAAGAGAAAGAAGAGACAGTCGAAGGCAGCGTAAGAGAAGGGGGCGAAAGCCCCCTTTTTTTATGTAAGTTCTGATTTCCACCGACAGGGGGGGATCGAACTTTAATAGTATGCTGGAACAAACCAACCTACTACTATGTTCCAAAGTTTTTTAAATTAATTTTTTAAATTTTTTATTTTAAAATGAGAGTCTAGTGTAACGGTAACACGCTGAGTTCCAACCTCAGAAATGTGGGTTCAATTCCTACGGCTCTTGCCAATCAAAAGGAAAAGTAAATGGTAGATTTTGAAGGACAACCTGCGTCCAATAAGCAGTTATGGAAACTAAACTCATTGGCAAATGATGTTTGGAATAAAACAATTCGCAAAGAAGTAATTGAGCATGGAGATGTGCAAAGTAAATCAGAATCTTTGTACACAAATATTTCTTTGCCAATTACAAAAGATCAAGCAAGCTCATTGATAAGTTTGTTGATAGAAAAAGTTAATCTTCTCGATCAACACATCGAGATCCTCGAAGGGAAAATGAAATGAGTGAACTTGTAATTGATGGTGTTAAGTTTCGCCAGAGCGGACTTAACAACATCGTATTGTTGCATGGGAAGCATAAGCTTTCCATTGCACAACACGTTTCGCCATTGATGAAAGATGATCATAGCGAACCAATAGCTACACATGAAATAGCTATTATATCAGAAGAAGAAGATGAAAGAATTTTTCTTTATAATCCAACCCCGATAAGTTTAGCTAATACACTTTTAAATGTAGTAACTTATCTAAACAATAAGTATTGACAATATTTATTGTAACTGCAAATATGCAGCTCTATCAAACGAAAGGAGAACTATAATGTTTGATGCAATTAATACCGAAGAATGGGATTTCCCTATTGAAGTACACCCAACACCCAATGCTATCACTGGCGAACCGCTTGCCAACAGTAAGCAGATTGTTCGAACAGATACCAATGAAGTGCTTGGTGTACACAAGAGTGCATACAAACCTGTGCTTCATAGTGATGTAGTAAACTCAATCGAAGACGCTGTGCTTGAGTCAGATGTATCCAAAGACTTTTATATAGATACTAAAGTCTACGAGAACGGAGCCAAACTCAAAGGCACTGTACACTTTCGAGACTTGTACATTGAAAACAAAAAGTCAGCACAAGTTGGTGACATAGTAAACTTCAAAGTAGATTTCTTGAATAGTTACGATGGGTCTTGGAGCTTTCTACAAAAAGCAGAAGGCAACAGACTTATTTGTAAGAACGGCATGGTGTCTGGGCTTGCTATTGCTATGGCAAAGTTCAAGCATACAACATCTATTAACATAGAAGGAAGCTCTGATAAAATACAGATTGGGCTCGAAACCTTTTTGAAAAACAAAACTAAGTGGGAAACTTGGACAGAAACTAAAGTAAACAATGAGAATGTTGAGCAGTTTTTTAAAGCAACTGTTTGTAAAGCTTTTACTCGTCAAACAGGTGTAAGTAAAACAAACGAAAAGCAATTAGAAATATTGCTTGGCTTGTGGCAGTCAGAGAAAAGCCAGTTAGGTAGCAACCTATGGGCATTGTACAACTGTCTAACCTACTGGTCTACTCACACACAAGAGCAACGAACACCACACATTGCTAGCTTCAATAGAGAAGCTGATGTTGGAAGAGCTATTCATTCCAAAGCTTGGACTGATCTAGAAACATATGGAGAGTTCGCATGATCATAAATAACTTAATGACTATGGATTCATTTAATGTTGAATCTGTAAAAATAAATAGAAGACAAAGCAATGGCGGTAGATTTATTACCGAGTTTGTTTTCTATTTTACAAATCAAACATCAATAGAACTGAGTTGTTTCAATGAAGAGAAACATATTGGTTTAGAATTGGGAGAGATAAATGACTGAGAAAGAAGAAGACTATGTGGCGCAGGTACTTGCGCCACTCGTATCATCACCAACAATCATTGAACGAATGGGTGATGATCTCAAAGCAATGAACCCACAGTTCAACAGAGACAAATGGGTTGATCGAGCTATCAAAGCTTGGGAAGAAACAAACTTACCGAGGTTGTATTATGAAAGCGGAAACGTACACTGAACAGTGTGAACAATGTGATGGCTCTGGAAAAATAACATACGATAAGCCAGAGCCGTGGATATGTAGAGACAGCCCACCATCTTTAGAAGAGGTAACAGAAGACTGCGATGAATGTGGTGGGTTAGGTGAAATAGTTTGACAAACTAAATATTCTTGCTGCATAAGTGGAGCATGAAATCATATTTAAAACATCTGCAAACAACTGCACACACATTAGATGTTGATTTACTCTTTGCCTTTAAAAAAGCTGGAGTACCTACGTCAACATATTATAGAACAATAAATAATAAAACTGACCTGAGATATACAACAGCTTGTAAAGTTCTGGAATCTATTCATGATCAACACAAGATTGCCTCACAACTACAATCAAATGATAACAATGCTTATCGAAGCGAGGCACGAAAAGAAACTTAGCCAAGATAAATTAGCAGGTATTATAGGCTGCACTGAATCTTTGGTTCATAAATGGGAACAACACAAGCGAGTACCTTCTGGTTTCTTTCTAATGTGTTGGCTTGATGCGTTAGGTTACGATATTGAAATCACAAAAAGGGAAGAAAGGTAAAGCTTACTGTATTGCTTGCGAACAATTATCTGAATACTTCGTAGCAATACTTAAAAACAATCATCGAAGAACAAACGTAAAGCATTGGTATGTATGCTTACGTTGTTATGAGGAAGACAGATGGCAAACAATAACAAGTCAAAAGGAACCTACCATGAAAAGTGGTTTGTCAATTGGCTCAACGAAATCAAAGCGCAAATCAAAGCGAAACGCCAACCCCTCTCGGGCAGCTTGGGAGGAGAGTATTCAGGCGACATCAAGCTCACCATCAAAGACCAAGAACTGGTGGGAGAAGTAAAGTATAGAGACAAGTCAGGGTTTCCAAACCCTTTCACTGTTCTCGAAGGCAGAGACATTGCCTTCTATAAAAGACGGAGAGGAACTCCGCAAACGCTAGTCATAATGAGTGGCGAACAATTTCAAACAATAATGGAGAACTTAAATGAAACAACCAATGGTACAAACACGACAACTTGATGCTGGCACAATTCCAATAGACTTTGAGTCAGGTGAAACAGGTTGGTGTGAAAGAAATGTTATCTTTGAATATTCTGATAACCACCCTCAAAAACTTTTTGTCAAAATAATATCTAGCGATCCTGATATAACAGGAGGCTCACTTAAAAGTTATTCTACAAATGAAGTAGAAAAACTAAGAAGATTTATTACACAAATACACAATCTAATGAAGGGAGCAGTAGAAGATGAAGACTCGTGAAGAAGAAATGAATGAACAAGCTGAAGCTTTTCATCAACGGCACCCTAGAGTGTCAATACTTTTTGTAAGGTTTGCTAAAGAAGTTATTGCAAGAGGTTATAAAAACTATTCAGTCAATGCTATCTTTGAACGCATTCGATGGGAGACAGATGTGCCAGATGTAGATGGCAAATCTACATTCAAACTAAGCAACAATCATAGAGCATGGTATGCAAGAAAGTTTATGGAAACTTATCCAGAATATGCAGGTTTCTTTAGAACACGACCAAGAAACAGCGCAACACAACTTGCAAACAATAAAGGTGAGTATACAAAAACGGAGGACTTCTATGAAACCTAAATCATTGACACAAGTAGTTACCAAACAAATGTGGAACGCTAGTCTGAGCAGACCATCAAAAGAAATTTATCAACCAGACTTTGATCGAGCAAAAAACTGGAAGGTAGATACCTATCGAGTACAAGCCAATCGTATCAAAGAAAACAAAAAGATTGGCGAGCATTTTATTTATGGCAAAGAGGCTGCCGCTCTAGTTCACTATGGTTATGTAACCAAAGCAGAACTAGAACCGTATCGTACTGAACTCAAAGGCAGATACTATGATGCGTTTACAAAAGAAGCTGCTGAAAAAAAAATAAAGATGCTCGAAGAAGCGCAAGCCTATGGAGAAAAACATTTCAAAGAGCTTGCATCCACTGCATAAGTGCAGTAGTGTAAAACAAAAACGGAGAACTAAAATGGCAAATTACAACGTTACATTTGTACCATGTGAAACTTTTAGAATGACATATCATATTGAATGCGAAGATCCAGATCTTGTGCAATCTGTTGCACTCATGGATCTAAGGGATGATGTTGGTTATGATCATTCAAAAGATTTTGAAGTATTAAGTATAGTGAAAGTGCAAGACAATGGAACGTAAAGGTTTTATTGGCGGCAGTGATTGCGTCAAGATCATGGAAGGCGAATGGGAAGAACTGTGGGAAGTAAAGACTGGCCTCAAAGAACCAGAGTCTTTACTTCGCAATCTTCCTGTGCAGCTTGGCAGACACACTGAAGATTTCAATCTAAAATGGTTTGCATTTAATGAGGTCAAACAAGTTGTTGCTCAACAAAAAGAATACATAGCATCACTCAATAATATACCAGTCAAAGGTACAATAGATGGTGCAATCCAAGGTGAAAATAATATTATCGAAGCAAAGCATACAAATAATTTTTATAATATGGACAAAGTTTTAACCAAGTACATGCCACAAATACAATTATATTGTCACATTGCAAAAGCAGATGGGGCATACCTGTCTGTTATTTTTGGTAACAGTAAATGGGAGTGTTTGCACATTGCTTACAACCAAGACTATCTTAATAAGATGTGGGAGTTGGTCACACAATTCTGGACTCATGTTCAAGACAAGAAAAGGCCAGTTGATCGTGAGGTCGAAACTATCCCCACAGAAAATATCTTGCTGGATCAGATGGTGGTGCGTGATGCATCAAGAGACAACGAGTTTGTCTCAGAAGCGCATGCCTTTATCAGCACACTCAATGCCGCTCAAGTCAATGACAGAGCGAAAAAGAATCTCAAGAATATGGTCGGTCATAACGAACGAGAAGTATTCTGTGATACCGTCAG